TTATTTCTTTTGGTAGAGAAATATTTAATTCATATGATATATGTTTTGTTATTATCAATCTTTTTTTTCCATTCTTATCAATTAAAACATTTTTCTTTTCTCTATTAATTCTATTTCTACTCCTATAAGTTGCTCTTCCACCCAAAGATTGAACCAACTCTACCACATCATCTGCTAATTGTTTTGAAATAGTTGTATAAGAACAACAACCACCACATATATCTTTGATTGTTCCATCGGTATCCATGAGTCCACGAAGAAGTTCTATTCTATCATCTACACAAGAATATTTGTATAAATCTGGAATAAACTTATCATATGCTTTTTTACCACTCAATCCAAGTTCATATAAATAATTTTTAATAGGATTTTGCCATCTATTTAATGGTGGTAAAAATTTATACTCATATTCATTAATTATTTTACTTTCTTTACATCTTTTTGTGATTACATTTTTGGATAAGTTGAGATTTTTTATGGCATCTCCAATTGAATAATATTCAATTTTTTTATCATTATTGATATTTTTAAGTAGAACTCTTCTTGCGGGTTTATTGCACTTCAAATCTTTTGAACTGATTGTATATTGAATATTATTAGAAGATGAAGAAGTTTTTAAATAACACCCAATTTTATTTACTTCATTTTCAACTTTTTCGATTAATTCAATATCTGTATTTGCTATAGCAATAGAATTAGATATTGAACCATCACCCAAAATAACACCTAAAACATATGGAGATATTGGAAGATTATTTTTAGGAAATTGAATTGGTTCATTTCTCGGAATATAGTGATTTATTTTTCCATTTTTATCATAAAGAGTATTAATAATTTGTCTAGTAGATTTTACATTACCAGTTCTTTGTCGTTTTTTATCTTCAAATGTTTTAGTCATCCATAAATGATCTTCACAACATTCTGTAGATGTATTTTCGGTTGTCGTAATTTTATAAATCAATTTTTTTCCTTTTGAATAAACGCCAAGAACTTTTGTTGGTTTTCCATTTTTAGCAATCACATAATCTCCAACTTTTATTTGACCCATCGTAGTCCATCCACTCGGAGTAAGTATTTTTGCATCAAGTGGTTGTGGTCCTGGTAAAAATCCTATCTCACGAGTGGGTACAAGAGATCTGACGATGTAAATCTTTTCATATGGAGTATATTCACACAATACATCTTGAAGTGCCTTGAAGAGGCATAAAAATGTTTTACCAGAACCAGCAACTCCGTGAGCAACTAAATGTTTACCAGAATCATAAGACTCAAATAATTTTTTTTGATTTTCTGTAAGTGGTTCAATATCTAAAAGCAATTCTGATCCAATTGGTTTTCTTCTTTTTGATTGCTTTGTTGTCAAACCAACTCCAATAGGTTGATTATCATTGTTTCTTCTTTTTCTTGCCATTTAAGAAATGCGTTTTACGTTTGAATTGGGCATTTTTCCTGCTTTATCTAATATGGTATTCCAGGAAGGATGTTTCTTGATAAGTTTATCTTTCCACTCTCCGATTTCTCCAACCCCGGCAACACCAGCAGACCAATCCTTATCCCATTCCTTATTATTTTCTCTCCATTCTTCATACTCAATCATAGTCATATAAAGTTCTTTTCTTTCACTAGTTTCTTTATTTTTAACTGGATATGTAGGCATTTGTTAAAATAATATACAGAGATATTTAGAATGTTAATGAAGGTGGTTCAAAACAAACCCAGTCAAGTGCAGATGCAATTGTAGGAAATTCTTGTACGAAAATACATTTACATCTTTCAGCAATTACCATATGTTCTGATTGAGTTCCATTTTTTTCGCGGAGGGCAATATAATGTATCCAAGACCTTACATTTCCAGTCATATATATTCTCGTATGTGTTGCCTGTGGAAGTATGAAACGAGCACTTTCTTTTGCAACTCCGTTCTCCAACATGTGCTTATAAAGAGACAAACCTTGTTCAAAATAAGTTTTGATTTTATTTTGCATTAGGTTCACAAAAATAGAATCCAAATCATTAGTTGAATTTTGACGATTTTTAGTATCCTGTTTACGCAACTCAGGAACCTCAAGTTCTAATTGAAGTTCTGTACTATCAGCATATCTTTGAGAAAACTGCTGAAAAGTAAAACTACGATGACGAAGTATTTGAGTTGCGATCGCAAGAGAAGTATTAATTTCAAGAGTTAAATATGCGTGTTCAAAAATACTCCAATGTTGATTCTTGATACAGTATCTGAGAAGACCTTCAAAGTTTGAATTCTCTTGATTTTTTGGATTACTTACACGAGCACAATATGCAATATGTTTCTCTGCCTCTGGTGTGACTCTAACTAACTTAACTGTCGGAGATTTCATAATTACGAAAACCGTTTTTTCTTTGTTGCTTAATATATTGTTTTTTTGCAAGATTGATTTTTGCACTATCCAATGATTTTTTCATATAAATAATTTCTTCATCAGAATACAGTTCTGAATTTTTAAGTGCCTTTTTAATCAATCGAATCGTTTCTTTATATCTCATTAATCGTCGTCCTCAAATACTTCATCATAATTGTCCAAGTCTCCAATGTATGATGTTATTTCTTTATAATTATATGCCGAAGTATCAGAGTAGATTTCTTCTTTAAGTGATTGAGTCAAAAGTTCAAGATTTTTAATAATAATTTTAAGTTTGTCTCGGTTCATAAAAATTTAAATTCTTCTGATTATTTTAAACAAAAAAAGAAAAAAAGTCAAGTTTAATATTTAATGATCTTAAATACACCATTTTTTTCCACAAGTGCCGAACAAGTATCGGTCCAATCACCACAACACATATAAGTGATTTCATCATCTATACGAATATTTGCATGATGAATATGTCCGACAATTACACCATCATATCCTCCAATTTTTCTTACATAATGTATTAAATCCATTTCATACTTATCAATAAACTTCCTACCTCTTGGAATTGATTTGAGAAAATTAATTAAAGAAAATCCAAGAGTCTTATTTAGAAAAATGTTGAGAGGTGTGATTGTTTCATATCCCCAGTTCATAAAATATTGTTTCCAAGAACCAGAAGAGAATTGAGAATTCATATCACCATGAACACATAAAAACTTTTTATGATGACTTTTATGAATATAAGAGTCACAAATCATTAGGTTTTTATGTAAATGTATGGTTTCATTTTGATTTTCTATATATTTTCTTGCTACTGCATCATGATTTCCAAGAATGTAAATCACTTCTGTTCCTTTTCTAGACAATTCTATAATTTTTTCAACTGCTTTTGTGTGTTGTGTTCTCCATAAAGTATTATATTTTTCCATACAATGAATGTCGATGATATCACCAACCATTACAAGTTTTTTTGTTTTAAGTTCTCGAAGAAACTTGAGAAACTTGACAGTATTACATCTATCTGTTCCGAGATGAACATCTGAAATAAAAACTGTATCATACATTATCTTTTTTTCTTTTCTGGTTTAGTTTGCTCATAAAGCTTTGGACTAATTTTACCATCAGTCCATTTAATTAAAATTATATTTTTATATAAATCATAATAATAATCAAAAACATCTACTCTAGAAGCAGACTGAACTATATCAGATTTTTCTCCTTCTTCTGAAACATAAGTTACAAGATACGAATTAGTTGGTAAACTTTTATTTTTAGAAAGAGATTTTTCACAATCTTGATGTATAATTTTCACATTAATCTCCTTTATTTTAACTACGACCACCCCAAACAATATCAGGATAGGTTTTGGAAACAATTTCTTTTGTGATTTTATATTTGGATTGAAGATTTTTATCTTTCACCAAACAAACAATTTCTGCTTCCATTGGATGAAGACCCTCCAACATTTGAATAAACATCGTTTCTCTACGAAGAGCAGAAAGAGAATCATTTCCACCTTTAATAAAATTATAAAATCTCTTAAATTCTTTACGAATTGTAGTATGACCTTCGGTTAAATTAGAAGCATTTCCAAGAGATGTAGTTTGATTATAATTCATTGTGCCTATTAAATTATCAACTTTATCACTTAAAGTTCCTCGAAATTTTTGTTCAGATTTTAAATTTGAATATGGAACCTGTCCAGAAGGAAGAATTGTGATTACACTTTCATCAAAGTTCCAAATAAAAAGTGCTTTCAAAGAAGGATGTTCATATTTTTTTAAAACTTCTACCTTCTTTTGTTCTGTTTTCATTTTATTCACAAGATCAAAAATCTCAAATATAAATGGATTTGCAGGAAGTTCAAGAGAAACTTCCTTATCTTTTGGTAGTGTGACTTTTTTTGTTAATGTTGTCATTATCATTTTTTACAAATTCAGTGCATTTTATACATTATTTATCTATTCGTCATCATCATCATCGTCATCTTTATCAAAATATCCTTCTTGAAATTTAACTGAAATAACATCATCTGGTATTACATTTCCATTAGAATCAAAAAATTCAGGATGCAACCAACCACTATTTCTTGACTCCATTTCAAAGAAATGATTTTTTGCTAACCAACCGATGACTCCACCAACACATAAAAATAAAAAACTAACTAAACAAAATAGGGTGAGTTCTGGTGCGGTCATTTGCTTTTTCCGAGAAATTTATATTTTACGAATAATAGAAAGTTCAATATTAAATTTTATTTCCCTTTGTAGAAAAGAAAAAATTCTATCAAACTTAAACTTCCTTTCTTGAAGTTGTTCTGGAATTGAATTTTTATCCCTCCCGCGAAGCATTAATTCTACACCACGATTAATATCATACCCATCAAACTTATTTATAGGAGACATTATAAAATATTATTTTTTTGCAAATATTTAACTGTATCAAAACATCCACCAAGATGAGTTTCACCACAAACCACTTGCGGGAACGTAGATCCCTCACCAAATTCTGCATAAAATTGTTCTTTGTTGAAATCAACATCTAATTCGTAAATAATAACACAATATCCCTTTTCAATTGATACACGATTTAATATTTGCTCTATTTTACTACAATATGAACAAAGCCTTTTTGAATAAACTGTAAATTTCATAAAATACAAAGAATAGGTATAATGATTGCTAAATTT